ACCATCACCGGCAAATTTAGCAACACCATATTGATCTATGTAAGCTCTAGCAGTTGATGCGTTAGTATTTGCAGGTGTAAAGATAGAGTTAACAGATAGGTTAGCATTAATAATAGCGTCACCACCAACAATTAAACCACCGTCACGTGTAAGGTGAAAGTTTGAAGATGATATTTCAATATTATTACCTGACCCAGAAATGAATTGTGATGTCTCAGTACCAACAAAGAATTGCTGTGCACGTATATCAAGTTCACCGGGCTGTGTCGATGTTGAGGTAGCAAATCTAAAATAAGAGTCACTATTTTGAATTAACTCTAAACCTATACCGGAGTAGCTTGTATATGCACCTACTCTATTAAGTACCATTGAACCTGACCATAGCATTAATCCAGATCCTGCATCATTTGCAGAAGCTGTAGCATAGTTAAACCCTTTATAATCACCTGTTCTTAAATTAGCCATATTATACCGTTCCGTCGAATCCTTCCATTACAAATCCATCACCAATGTTAATTGTACCTTGTAAAACATTATCTAATCCATCTATAAACAAATTACTGCCTGAGAAGTCTATATTATTAACGATCAGGGATACATTGGATTGTAATCCTATATTATTATAAAATTCAAATTTAAAGTCTAATATATCGTCACGCTGTGCTGTAGGTATAGGGAATTCAAAGTAAGTATGTGATGGTGAGTAACCTATCTCTCGATCACCTTTAACTTGTACATCACCAATAAACCACTTACCATCTAATATATTAAATATTAAATTTATATCACCATCTCGTGAGGGTGTATAACTGAAGTTTATGAGTTTCTTCTTAACAATACCTGGCACGACTTGCTGTTGATTAGGTGTGAATCCGCTTTGTAGAACCATGTTATACTCATTACCTGGATATCCAGGTATGAATGAATTAGCTTTTCGGTTTTGCTCAACAAATTTTAATCTACCCGCCATATTACTAAATCGACCTTTACTACCATATCCAGCGTTTCTCACCTTAGACGCCGCTTCATCAGTTAAATTATCTGAAAGTATATTGAGTGAATCCATGTTAGCATTATCTAATTCTGCTTGAATCACAGCACATCTAATATTACCAAGGTTTTCTGGTATAGTAGGATCTATATATGACATTTTAACAACACTGTCATCTATATCAACATTTGATCCTGATATCCAGAGCTCCATTCTACTAGGATTCTCTTGCCCGGGTAGTTTTTCTGCTGCTGCTTCAAACGTTATACTATACTCATTACCTGCATAAACATCAATACTTTTATTAGGTCTAAATGTCCATCCCTCTCTAGTCCACGGTCGATCTTCATACCACGTCTGAGCTGCGAAGTAGCTATCATGATAGTATGTGCCAGATACTGCTGCCGCTCCTAAAATTGGAAAGTTTGAATACTCAGCTGTCGCATCTTGGTATAGATCTTGACTTGCAAAGCCGTGATAATTACTAGCTGAGTCAACTGTCCATAAATTATCAACAGCAGTTTGACTTCCAAAAGTACCTGCGCCTTGATATGGCAATTCAGAAGTATCGTTTGTAAGTAGATTCTGATCTACTAAGGGCTCATCACCAAGTAGTTTGAAAGGCCCTAAGCCAGCACTCTTTACATATGTTTTAATTCTACTGACCTCACCGGATATGGGCTTGATATCTTTCATTGTTACTCTTGCAAACGAATGAATATTTTTATCATCTCCTTTCGGACTACCTGCTTCTTGAAAGGTAAGAGTAAAATTGTCATGTGAAGTGTATTTGTGAAGTATATTAACTGGTATTTGTAAACTCCGACCGATTTGATCTGTACCAACTCCGTCTGTACCTGCGAATTTAAATTCAAAGTATACTTGATATGCTTCAACAAGTAATTCATTACCATTCTTAACTTCAAGTATATTAGGAGTCCATGGGGGTAAGATATTTCCTTCTAATGGTTTCCTCCATGCATACCCGTATTGATGAAACCCCTTCATACCCTTTTTTACCCACTCTCTAGGATCAAGTATTACAATATCCACAATTTCATCTACACTTCTTTCATGCCATTTTCCAAAACCGTTGGCAGCCGCTATTTGCTTAAGCTGATCTTCAATTTGTGCAACAGTAATGTTATTAACGGATAACTTCATACTTTGTTGCGAAGGGTTAAACCCACCGTAATCCGTAAGGTGATTTTCAAATTTAAGTGTAACTAATTCTTGCTGATAATTATAAACTTTAGATGATATAATACTACCTTCCGTAGATGTCGTAAAAGCTCGATCTCCAACTTTATAATCATATGTTTGATACTTACGATTAACTTCTTGGATCTGTATACTAGGAGCTACTTGAAATATAGTTGGTGAGATGTTAGGTCTTCGAGGTTCAATATTTATTTTATGAGCCCATCGAACAGATGGTTTAATAATATCGCTTTCAAAATATCTAGTACCTTCGAGTCCTAACTGTTCCCGTCGATATTGCTCTAGCTCCTCGTCAGTTCTACCTATACTTCTTAGTCTCTGAATATTCTCTTCAACGCGTTGCTGTATAGGAATACCTCGATCATCTCTGATAGGTTTACCTATAACATTAATTGTAGCAGGTCCAGGTGCTGTATCTTCATATATAAATACGGAGATAATTCTATTACCTGAAGGATCTTTATATCTGTTTACAGTGTGATATACAGGCTTTCTATTACTATCAAGAATCTCTATAAATATTTCAGATCCAAGCTCAAGCAATTCACGGTTACCATGAATTTTAAAATAGTTTTTTCCTGAGGTGAATGTGGCAGGCATTTCAGATATGTTGAAGAACTCAGAATAAGGTGCTCTATCCAGAAGTGTAGCACCAGCATACTTTTTATCTAATCCTATGTACTCGTTTAATCTTCTTAACATACCACCTCACATAATTTATGTAATTATCTTATATAAATATATGGGAATTAATAAATAACATTACTTAACTCGTGTTGTTTAGATATTTCGATAGCATCATCCACCATATCTCTCATAACATCAATATGTGATATAATTAATATAAAATCAAATTCCGTTTTCAAGTAATCAAATAACATTGACATAGAGTTGATATTGTTAGCATCTAAATTACCAAATCCTTCATCAATTGCTAAGAAGGTTGGTCTAGGTAGGTTAGATATGTTTATTAATGCAACTCTAATAGCTAGTGATGATATAAACTTCTCCATACCAGATGTCATTTCTAACGACCATGTTTGATTGTTATATTTTATGTATGTTAATATATTCTTACCATCTACATCAAACTCTAATTCGAAATCAACAACTTGTGATAGTATGTTATTAACTTCTTCTTGAATATACGGTAGGGTGTCTGATATAATTTCGTACGGAATACCATCTCTTTTTATAGCATCTAAATAATATTCATAAGCTTTTAATTTAATTTCTAAGCTATGTGCTTTCTCTATATGACTATGTATACTCTTAATATCAGTCTTACATACATTAATATCACTATAGCATAATTGACGTTTATCATCAATTGTAGAGAGAAGGTGTTTTAAAGATTCTTGCTCCTGCTCTTTTAAAGTGATTTCACTATTTATACTCTTATTCTCTTCAATAGCTTGTACATTACTATGATATCTATCAATCAATACCTGTAGCTCTATGTTACGTGTAATTATCTTATTACGGACTTCTTTCGCTTGATAGTAGGCTATCCTACCTGCATCTCGTTCACGCTGTATTTTTGCAAGAGTATTTCTCTGATTATTAAGGTTGATAATATCCTCTTCTATACCTGTATAGTTATCTAACCGTGTTTTATATTCTGTTATAGATGTTATTAATTCACGCGCCTTCACTTTATCCTGTTCTAAACTATCTCTCGTTTCATGAGCTGTTTTGACGAAATCATTATTTTTACAGAATGAGCAGTTAGGATCAAATTGACCGATTGCATCTAACTTTTCCTGTTTATGTAATACATCTTTCTTCAACATCTCTTTTGTTTGATGTAGAGATTGCAACTTACGTGAGCATACGTTATACTCATCATATCGATCTTCTAAATTACTCGACTCATATTGCGATACGATTTGTTCTGACTTTATAACTGCTTGCTTATTTTGTTTTGCAATATCTTCATCTGATTGTAATCTATTATCTATATCATGAATCTTCAACTCGTTAGATCGTGTCTCTCGCTCTAGCTCATCTAGATTATCTAAAGGTATCTTCTTATGTAAAGACTTAGTTAGATCGAGTATCTCCTTACTACATACCTTTATATCTAGCTCTACCTGATCCTTATCTTGCTGAAGAGTTTTATATTGAAGCTCGCTTTTTTCAAGCTTATCCTCTTTATCTATTATATCTTGAGAGTAATCTGTATTTCCGAAGTCTTTTAACAACGCTTGCACATCTCGTATCTCCTCGTTAGCTAATGCGTATAATTGCTCGAATACAGTAATATCTAGGAATTGCGATAGTAAATCTTTTTTCTCAAACTGCGACTTATCAATGAATCCTGTATTATTGTTTTGAACAGATAGCGCTGTAAGTATAAAGTCATCGTATTCACCTAAGTAGCTTTGAATCGATTTATCAGTATCTCGACGCTGCTCTCCATTTAATGATATCTTCTCTCCTTCTTCATCTATATACCAAAAATCTACATCTACACGTACTTTACCTTTCTGCCACCCTTTCAGTATACGCTTCGCTTTTCTTTCTATAAAATAATCGACACCATCAATTTCTAGCTCAAGTTTACAGTGAAATGTGTTTTTAGTGTTATTCATTATATCTGCAGCTGATTTACCCCTACTACATCTATCGAATATACAGAACGCTAATGAATCAAGTATAGCGGATTTACCAGCGTGATTAGGAGCAAATAATCCGATTACATCTTTAGCTTTACTAAAGTTTATTGTATTACCTTCACCGTAACTAAACATATTAGAGAACTCAAATGATTTCATCTTCCATGTAACGTTTCTAGTAATATTCTCATTAAGTAATGAATCATTCAGCGTTTTATTAATAGATTTAACTTGACGTAATAACGCAGCATCTACATCGTGATTCTTTTCAATATAATCTTGCAACAGTTTATTCTGATAATTTATATCCCTAACATCACGTGTTAAAGTTCTAGATGTAGTAGCTACACCTTTTATTTTATCCTGCTTGATAGTGATTATATCGTTTGCACGACACTTCTTTTTTATATCCTTAATAACACTCTTGAGCTCTGCTTCAGTTGTGTTTGTTGTTCTGATGCGAAGTCGAGGATGTTTTGGTATATCATCAATATTGGGTAGTATACCGTTCTTAACATCAATTGTATAAAAACCGTATTTGTTTAATATATCTATATATACTGGCGTTCTAGATGGTACATCCCATATAGCATATCCGTGATTTTTAAATGCTTCACCAAAATTTTGCTGGATTAATGATCCAGGATAGCATATGGTTTTAGCTTTATCAACATATTGTCGTTTATGTATATCACCAAGTAGTGACAAGTCATAACCATCAAAGATATCAGAAGTATACTCTTCACCAGTAACTTCGTATCCTATATCTGTCTTAGATGATTGTACGGGCCCGTGAAATAGTGCAATTTTTGTATCTGCATCAAATGTATCTGCCTTAATGAAATCGCATGCTGGATCAAATATGCTGAATACTGTGAAGTGCGTATCACCTATCTTATACACACCTGAATCTTTCAGGTAATGAAGTTTTGGGTGATTGAGATTATTAATGATAGGTGTTAAAGCATCTAATCTACTTGTATTATTTAAATTAGTATCGTGATTACCTGTAATAACGATAGTATGTCGTCTATCAGCTAAGTTCTTGAAAAACTCAGATGTTAGCGATATAAGCTCTGGTGATATATCTGTTTTATTATGTACGATATCACCAGCTACATATACAATAGCGTTTTCAGGTAAATCATCAACACCTTTATATAACTCTTTGAATACCTGTTTATACTCACTATGCCGTTGATAGTTACGAATATGTATATCAGCAACATGGAGTATTTTATCTAGTTTATCAAACCCGACATCAATATTATGTATTTTCAAATTATTATTCCCATTTGTTTTATCATTAAACTACTACCAGTTAATGGGCTAGTAGTATTATATAATTTTGTAAATTCTTGATACCCTAACTCACTAGGGTCACTCTCACCTAACTCTATTAAATAAACATTAATTCCATTATTAGTAAGGTATTGACATATATCTAAAGCTTTGCTTCTAGCGTCTGAATCTAAAGCTATGTATACTGTCTTAACATTATTGCTTATAATAGCAGATTTTAATTTATCAAGTATTATCTTTCCAAATAAAGGTATAGCATTACGCTTTGCAGCTATAGCATCAAACGCTCCTTCAACAATTGTTACAGGCTCATTCCAATTAATTAGCAATTCGAACCCTATAATATCTTTACTAACTTTCGGATTTTTATGCTTAAATGTAGCATCTTTATAATAAGATCTACCTGTGAAGAAGTTTAGTTTACCGTTATCATCATAACTCGGTATTATAATCATACCACTATACTCACCTGTCTCACAGTACCCTATATTATACCTAACTATATCCTCTCTAGTAATACCTCTCGTCTTAAGATAATGCAGTGCATTTCTAAATTCTGGATTATTCTTATTACCGCTAAGTATTAACTGGAATTCAGGTGGTAGCATTACTGTTTGTTGAGTGGTACTCTGCTTTACAGGTACATAGCTACCAACTTCAGAGTTAAGATCATCAATCTGCGTTTTAGTAGCATTCGCTCTCTTAAATAATGTGTATAATTTACGACCTTTAGCATTACACACCCAGCAGTGCCAGAATTGAGTAGACATATCAATCTCTAACTTATGCTTGTAATGATTACAGCAAGGACATTTAAACGATACGTTATTTCCAGATGTTTTCTTAGACCGGCCGAGTACAGTCTCTAGTATACTTAATAAACCCATACCTTAATATAAGATAAATTTTATAACTACACAACTATTTTATTTATTTTTTTAGCAACACTTTCATCGAATCTAACTTTTGCAAAACGTCTTGGACCTATACAGTCATTGTAAAAATCTTCATTTGCAGATACATGAAAGCGGTGATGTATATTTTCTTCAAGATAATTAACTTGACCTTTAGTTTCACCCATAATTAATATTCTAAACTCGAAATGCTTTTTACCAATTTTTGCAATATCTTTAAGGAGTGATTTTGATGAGCCTGTATATGTAGCCCAGTCAGACTCTTTACGGATAACTTTACGTCGTTTCTGACCTTTTACTTTAACACGACGAGTTGTACCGAAATACTTTCGACCTATATATTTTTTACCTGTTTTCTTATTTTTTATTAAGTAAACAAATCCAAAGTAATTATTAGGTACATCTGTTAAAACTTTACCTTTATATAACCAGTGGCTCATATTTTATGTATCAAATTGCACAACAAATGTTATATCAAAATCTTGAGGTGATTTAACAGGTTGTGCTAGTTTTCCGATAGCTATTAATTCCTTCATTTGATTGTATAAACCAATTGTTGTAATATAGGGTGTAAATTCTGACCCTGTTACGAATGATTGAACGTATTGATTTGTTAAACTATAACCTTTTCTAGCAGTAGGATTAAGTGTCATATTAAATGTATCGTTTTCTACCACACATCTATAATTATGAGATGTAACATCAACAGATCCAGAGAAGCGTAGATTAAAATTATCAACTGTTTCTTGCTCACCTTCCTTGAAAGGATTAGTTAAAGTTATTATACCATGATTGTAAAAAACATTTCCCGCAACAGGATTTGTTGTATACTTGTGCATGTTTGTTACCTGTGAGTTATCACCATCAATTGTGAGAGCGTGATTATAGATAACAAATTCATCAATTGATCCTGAGAATGGTAATGTGTATGCTGGATTATAGTAATTAATGTTAGGATAAGTTCCTTTCCATTGCTTGAAACCTGATCTTCTAGCTCCAATACATATATCAACTTCAGTATTTGTATCATGCTTTAATAAAGGATCTTGAGCAGTTTGTAAACTCGCTGTTATTGCATCGTGATTCCATGTAGCATTACCATCACCTGTATTTGTAGACCCGCTACCAACCATAAGTTGCATTTCAGAACCTGTTTTCTGGAATATAATATGCGTCCACATACCATCATCACTATTATGTGCAGTGGTAGATGATAATTGTATCATGTTTTTATACATTCCACGGCGAGCATATATTTTACCTACTTCTGAACTATCACCGCTATGATTTACAACAGATATCTCCCAAGGAGTAATGTTATCATCCTGAGAGTCATTAGTAAATCCTCGACTGGATGCTATTACATTTTCAGTATGTGGTTTTAATGATCGTAGTTTATCTACACCAGAGTAGTATCCTGTATAACTTTGAGATACACTTTGAGATGCAGGTATTTGTACCCACATATTAATACAGAAATCGTTATCCCAATCGCTTGAATACGGATTTCTACTATTACGTAATTCAATTACACTCTCAGATCCTTCTTTATTTGATGCAGATCCGTTAAGTGCTATCGCTTTATATGCTAATGGATGGTTATAAGGATCTGTACCTTGTCTACGACCTGATACTATTTTAGAATTTCTTGTTATAGGATCTTTAACTTTATCACTTCTGTATTTGAGTTTATAGTTAGTAGAGAGTGAGCTACCTTCTGATAACTCGCGTTCTTCATCGAATGATAAGTAAACGTATGTGCTGCTAGGTAGAGGTGGTGCATATTGAATAGTATCTCTAGTATAGATACTATCACTATATAAATTACCTTTTGCATCATCCCAGTAATCTTCACCGGCATCAAAACTTACAGTACCAGGCTTAATCCGTTTACCATATATATTAGAGGGCACACTTACAACTTGAACATACGAAAGCAGTTCACGTTCTTGTGTGTCTAGAAATTCACTATCACCTGATATAGTTGTATTTTTTGGATCACTATAGTATAGATGTTTAATAGAGTTGAATACACCAGATTGATAGTAATCTTCTGTTTTAGGATCTGTTGAATAAAATTCAGAGCGATCATATGATCCAGATAATACCTTAATACCAAAGCTACCTGCTGTCTCATCTGACACTTGCCATGATTTATGAGCTGTGTAGTCGATTACAGATGATCTCTTAGGGTTTAATGCTTTAAAGGTATTTTTAGACATATCGTCCTCTAGTAATCTAGTTTAACACGGATAGTGGCTTCTCGCTCATAACTTTTATGTAACGGCTTACTTAACTTTGCGATCGCTAATAACTCTTTCTGAGAGTTGTATAATCCTATACCGGATATAAACACTTGTGGATCACCAATCATTGTAGAGTGTCGCAGTCGCCCTGCTCCTCCATCCACAAATGTTTCGTTAGTAGAGAAGTTATAATCACTATTTTTAGCTCTTACAAAGTAGAATGTAGATGAAATATCTTCATCTGCTCTACCAGCAAATTTAACCATGGAGTTTATAACATCACGATGAACAACCTCTGCATCATCTGGTGTATTACCTTTATTAAGATTTAGATGTGTATCATTAGGACGAGTAGCATGTGTGCTTCCTAACATACGTTCACCATCTAGCATAATTATACCTAACTCTGGATATACTTTACCCCAGTATTCATACTCATCACTTGAATTTTTATGTAATCTATTAGCACCACCTTCATCAGAGCCACTGACAACGTTATACACTATATGACCGTTTTCAATAGTTTCAGGCTCAAACCCGCTACTATCTGCTACAGTAAATGTTGTGTTTATCATTGAGCTAGTGAATTGCATACTCCAATCACCTTTATCTATCTTCTCTTTGAAGCGTGCTCGCTCCATCGTGATAAATACAGCACGTTCCACATTGTTACCGTTAGCTAATTTAAATAGAGTGGTTGGAGATGGTGAATCTAATAATAAGTTTCTAAATTGACTATATATAGCTCGAGATGGATGGAATCCTAATGTATTACCATCACCGTGTGATCCAGATCCAGCATAGTGACCGTAAGCAACTTGAAATTGTACTTCTGCAGAATCGTTGGTATTGGCGTCATCAGGATCTTGATGATACACATCATAGTAGTAGTTAGTGCCTGCTGCAGATGATGTTTGAGCAGATGATGAGTGGAATGATACCATTTCACCACCACCAGTGAATAATCCTGTCGTAATGTTTCTAGAAATATTTCCTTCTACTACATCGCCGGAATCAAAAGGTGTAAATGTTGACATATCTTATCTCCTATAACTGACCTGTTGTTAGATTAGTATCTGCGTTAATAGTGATCGGTACAGTTATAGTACCTCCGGTTTCATTAGCAGTAATTGTTAATGTTGTAGAGGTAGTTGTTGCAATTGATCTAGCTGTTAATCTTGCTGTTAATGCAGTAATTGTATGTGATGATTGATTACCATCAGGAACATGTACCTGATTAGCTCTTGCTAAGTTAGATTGACCTTGCAGTTGTTCAGCAGATAATGTTACAATATCTGCATTAGATACTGTATATGTATACCCTGAGCTCTGATTTCCATCTGTAACGTTAGCAGTTTGAGGTGCAATTATACTAGATTGTCCAGGTAGCGTTAAAACAACGCTTGATTGTGCTAAAGTGATAACTGGTAAGATTTGTGTGTTTTTAGGTAGTGTAATTAACTTATATTTCAAAGCTTGAGGGTCGTTAGTAAAAGCTTCTAACATCGGTAGATTTTCTATAGCTTCACCATAAAAATTTGAACCGTTATTGTGACCCACATCCCACAATGAGTAATCGATCTCATCATCACTTAATGCAAAGTGTGTAATATCAAACTCACCTTTTGCTAGTAACTCTCTACCTCGTTTAGTTAAAACAGCATCAACTGTTACACTACTATTATCTAAATATCCCATTTTATATTAACTCCTCTATTTGTTATATATTATAAATATACAAACAATAATTATTTACATATTATTCTACTGTTAGATCACCAGGATTCAATCCTCGACCTGGTTGTGGATTTTCTGTTATACCTCTATACGGTGGTTGATTTAATTCCATTTCATCTCCAACAAGTAGTCTGTTAGGATTTGTAAGTATAAATTCTACAACTGGTCTACCATCGAATGTATCTGATGATGGCTCATTAAAGTCTGTTGAAGATATTTTCGAACCAACTCTTGTTAATCGAGAGTACCCTAGTGAATAATTGTTAGGTGAATTAGATCCTAAAGGTGAACTCTTATACACGTTATTATATCCTATAGCACTTACATTGAAAGAACTAGTACTTGGCGTCATAGATTTTATAGTATTAATACTACCTGCATATGTCCCGAAAGCACTTGTACCGATTATCTGTCCATTAATATTAGCAGAAATGTTCCCAACTTTAGGTAGCACTAACTGCGTATTATAGGAGTGATTTTCTTGTGATACCTCACCAACATCTTTAACTTTATGTCGCTCTAAAATGTTAGGTCGAATAATTATCCCAACCATTGCATCAGCTCTAGCAGGTAATAAGCTCTCTATCTGCTTCCAGAATCCAGCATTAATATACTTCAACATTCTTATAAATGCCCAGATATTATAACGATCACCGTACTTCTTAAAGTATAGTTTTTTAATATTTTCTAAAGTACTATACTTATTGCTAAACTTATCTCTAGGATCACCGATATAATCATCGAGAGAGAATGCACCAAATTGCATAGCAATATCTGTATCTATCTGATCTTGTGGTGAGAATGCGATTGAAACTTCATCAGAATCTAAAGGATTAGAATCTTGAGGTGATACTTCAAACTTTTTATCCCATGATAACTGTTTTACACGTAATGAATTATCCTCTATACGTATTTTACTATCATTAGCAGTTGAGCCTACTGTGTTAGGTACATCAACATAATATGTTTCTGATTTATTACTGTACGAGGTGTTAGAGTCAGGCCAACTGCGAGTATTACCTGAGGTGTTTACAGTGGTGTACGGTGCACTGTACGGCTTGTAATATGCAGTATTAGGTACAGATGAGGGCATATAGATAGTTGAAGTGTGATTATACTTTTTACCATCAGTACCGAGTGGTAATCTCATAAATAAGTCATTGTAAGCAGATTCTATTGAATCACCAGCTATGGAAATAGGTGATAACGCATGTTGATGGAAAGCTGTATCGCTTATATGCTCTACCCATCCGCGGATTTCTTGCATAGACCCAGAGAACGGTGTATATGTTATAGACGATGCACCAGATCCTGACCCACCCCATAATAGGTGGAGATTTGCTGCCCATGCGTGATTAAAAGCTGTTTTCGTTTCAGTAACATCAGCAGGTGTAAAGCTTGTTTTCCCGCTATGCGTTATATCATCTGCATGCTCTCCTATCTTAGCATATCTTATTGTAAATGTCGGACGCGTTGTTGCAGTTTTATCAGCTATATACTCTTCTGTACCGAAAGAAACGTTCCACCAATCATTATCATAGAACGGTGCATAATCTGTTGACATAGTAGTGAATCCATTATTAGCACTACCTGAAGTTAATTTAAATAGTAATCTACCATATTTTCTATAATCAGAATCGTAGGTTGCAGAACTCGAATGCTCTAAAATTACTTCGATCCTACTATTACCTAAACTACTTAGTTGCTTACTTGAGACGAGGTGCATGCTTTCCGTAACAGCAGTATCAAATCTAAACTCATACATAGAAGGATATCGATCCGTTTTAGTAGTAAAATTAAAGTTACTATTACTAGCATCAATTTGAAGATGAGGTATTTCTATATGGCTTGATCCAGAAAAATCTAAGGCATAGCTAAATTTTTCAATCTCTCTTCTAGTACTTAATGGTCGTGTTGGAGCAGGTCCCCCATACTCTTGTATTCTTAGAATAGTAGAAGGTATACCGTACGTATTGAGTAACGCTTTTACACCTCTCCCTGTACCTTTCGTTTTTAACAAGTAAGGTATATTATTTAATATACGCTTCCACGTTTGCTTTTCAATATCCTGCTTAGAGTAAGATTGCTCTACTACATATGTATTACCGGAATTATAATCACCGGATTCATCTGTACCTGCTAAATACTCCCATAACTTATTACTATCAAATCCTGGTTGTAATGTCCATCCAAATGATTTCGCAGCATCATAAATTAAATCTTTACTTAAGCCTTCATATACAGACTCTTCTCTATCCATCACATTTGACATCTGATCTATATAGTTGAATGTAGTATCAAAGTGTTGGCCAATCATATCTACAAATAACGTATAGTTATTACTGTTAGGATCTTGTAGAATATGTTGAGGTATAGTGTTTCGTAGTATGTTACTATTCGATGTATCGTATACAGAAGCAGATTCTATTTGCGATGCATACCAGGCTTGTGCTTGAGAGCTTGTAGTATGTCTAAGAGTATATGGTCGACTATTTGTAGTTTTTGGCCATGTAGCAGAAGGGAATGTTCCGTATGATGTAACTTCCGTTGAATGTGACTCAAAATATAAATATTTTTCATATCCATCAAATCCACTAATTACATTAGCACGCTTTGTTTCGTACATTGCTTTGTTTTGCAAGAACTGAGCAGAGGATGTTGCAGCTGTTCCAGATTTTCCGACCTGATCTATAGATACTACATTTGATTGTGAGTTGTAATATTCTATTAACTCTAATTTGTATTTGAAATTCTTCAATCTCTCTGTAGCGGAGCTAAAGTGAACAAATGTATCGTATTTCCTGTAATCGATATTCAGTTCAACATTATCAGAGCTACTTACATATGTATCAATTATAGATTGTTTAGATGTTGCATTAGTCCCTAATATAGAGTTCCAGGATTCAAACTCAGAAGGCTTAGCAGGTTTATCTTTTGCATCTATAACGTTATAATTAGGACCTCTTAATTCAGAGAACTCTTCAGTTATTATTCTTTCAAAATCAACAGTTACTGGAATCTGGAATGGTGTTATGATATCACGGGTAAGTAAGAATCTACGACCTACTTTTATTTCACGTGATAAAGGTTCAACTAATTTTAAGATTATTTGATCTTCTTTAGCTGACTCAACATCAACAGTAGTCCAGTTGATCGCCATAATATCGATCTGCTCTTCGATATCTTTAAGTATTACAGGCCATAGATTTTTATAAGGTGTATTTTTATCAAAGCGCGTGGCTTTTAAACCAAAGTCGATAAAGCTATCATAATTTCTAGGTAATGCACTTTTGATTCGTATCTCATTACGGCTAGTTGATATTTCATCGATTTCGATATAAGCTACTTCAGGTTCATCAGATGGACTATCTTTCTCTTCATTAACGTAGCTTCTATAAGCGTTAATATTGAACGTGTATTGACCATTACCTAAACCGAATTTATCTCTTACAAGACTAACTGTATTAACTTTAAAAAGAGATTTATTGTATTCGAAAATAGGATCAGTAATAGGGATCGTTAAATACCCTATCTCTGTATCTCCAGCTAAAGCAGTTACACTAACATAATCAGTGTCTTCTATAACATCTGTATAGATAGGAGAGTAATCCATATCCTCATGAATCTCTTCACCAAGTCGTATTATTGAATTATCATCCTCAAAAATATCTTCACGTTCTTCATCATCAGCAGTTTCAGGATCAGGCTTTGAAGCTTTTTCTACTTGAACATCAGCTTTACCATCTAATAACTCTTTCGCTTGCTTTACTGTATCTCTATACTCTTTTAGATTTATATATAATAAATCAGTAGCTCTACGTGCCTCTTCTGCTTCTTTAGCTTTACGCTCACGCTCTACCTTTGCACGTCGTTCACGCTCTTTCTTAGCTTTCAAATCATCGCGCTCTTGCTGTCGTCTTGCACGTGCTGCTTTTTCATCACGTAACTGATTAGCCTGTGCTTCCTGTTCACGTTGTCTACGGAGCTCTCTTAAGCTTTGACCACGTGCACGTGCATATCCGCGACCGCTTCCACGACTGGTACTACGAGATGAAGATCTACCTCTACCTCTACCTCTACCGCGTGATGGTTTTGAAGGTGATGAAGATCTACCTCTACCTCTACCGCGGGTTGGTCTCGAAGGTTTTGAAGAGTTACCTCCTCTACCTCTACCTCGTCTAGCCATTTACATTCTCCATAGTTTGTTTATTATATAATAAATAGTATCTTATGTATATTATCCTGATGATCCGACATTTAAAACACCTAAATCAAATACTTTATCGATAGGATCGTTAAGAGCAATATTATAATCCTTCTTAAATCTCCATTTACGTGTTCTCTTCTTCCACTTCTTTCTATACTTAAAAGAAGTATTAAGTTCAAGCGTAAATGGCCCAGGTGGTTTAGGGAAGTAATATGTTTCTTCATGGATTCGTTGACCGTGAAGTTTTCCATGCACATCTTTTTTATTTGCTTTAAATAAACCTTTACCATTATTCAACTCTTTACCATCTATTTTAATGCTAGGATTTTTCTTTCTAAACTTCTTACCTTTATTCTTACCATTTCCGTAGTTAATAAATTTAAAGGTAAATTTAACCCATCTAGGTTGATAAGCATCTTGAACTACTTCCGCTTCACCATTAGCATTTGTAACTATACCACCTTCACTAAACGTAGCATAGCCTCTCCCGTCATGCATTGCTGGATCGTATGTGAACATACCTTTATATGTACTAGAGAATCCTTCTCTATCACCCTCTTTATCTGAATCAACTATCTCGTAAGTTATAGTTTCTGTTTTAACACCAACCTCGTTACGTATCTCAACTTCAAGTTGCTTAACACCTTCAGTCGGTCGAACCTCATACATTTGAAAAAATCTACCTCTACGAACTTCTCTACCATTTATCTTCCAAGTAATATCTTCTGTTGGTACTGTTTCTTTTGTTTCTGGATCTATATAACTAGTTGGATTATATATATAGAAAAGTGGATTATCACCAGTGAAAAATTTGTATATAGGATTAATACCATATATAGCAGGCCAGTGGTGATTATCCTTTCGTACTTTTTTATCAGATAAATTTTTTGTTACATCTGTTGATCCACCGTAATCTGATAACATACCCCAATTTGCTACAAATATTTTATTTGTCGTTAGAATACCATCAACGGGTGGTTCTAAAGGATATTGAGCAGGAGTAGGTTCTTCAACTATTTCAGATTTAGGTAGTAACTCAAATATAGTATCTTCAACGTGCTCATCTAAATCATCGAGATCTAAACCTCTAGTTTGCGATGGTCTAGGAAAGAATGGATTAGTTAA